CAGTCGCTTATCCCAATGTCCCATTCACACCACCAAACAACCTGCCGTGGCTGCAGGTATCGCTTACATTTGGCGACAACAGCTACGCCACACTCATCGGTCCTAGCACTGGTTTCAACAAGCAAAACGGCTTGCTGACAGTTAACACCTTTACGCCTGTTGGTGTTGGCGCAGCGGCGAATTACACCATCGCCGAACGCATCAAGGATCTGTTTGATCGTCAAACCGTATCTAGCATCATCTTCGATGCTGCATCAGGGCCGAACGTCATCACGCCATCAGAACCAGAAGCGGCTTACTTGCAGACGCAACTGAACATAACTTTTGAGGCGTATTTAGACTAGAGCTAGCCATTCCTTCGATCTAATCCCATGGCCGTCACCGTTCTGTCCGGTACGTCCGGCGCTCTGTACTACAAGCCCGCAGGGACCACCGGCACGTTCGGTGAGTCTGGCGTCAACACTACCGATGATGAAATCACGGTGCAACCTTACCTGAATCTTCAGGTTGGTGATCCTGTGGTGTTCAGCGTTGTCAATTCCCAGACCGGTGGTTCCGGCACCGGCACGCTGCCTGCTGGTATCACCGGAAGTACCACCTACTACGTCATCAGCTACACCGCATCCACCGGCGTGCTGCAGGTGTCCGGCACCCTTGGCGGTTCGACCATCACCATCACCGATGATGGCACCGCCAATGCTCCTAATGAGTTCCAGGTGGCCTATGCCGATTACGCTGCTGTCGGGCAGGTGCAATCCTGGAGCTTTGAGATCAGCCGGTCTGAGATCGACGTGACCACCATCGGTCAGGTCGGTACGCAGTACGCTCCGTTCCGTGCTTACATCCCTGGCTTCGCGGATGGCAGCGGCACCGCCACGGTTTACGTGACCGATGAGGATGCCGCACTTTCTAACCGCATGGTTGAGGATGTGCTGCAGCGGAACCAAGTCGGTTGTGCGTTTAAGCTCTACACCGATAAGCAAGGCACCGAAGCCCTGAGCCGCAGCATCAGCATGGATGCGGTGCTGCTGACCGCTAGCCTGAACATCAACCCTGACGATGCTCAGCAAGTCGAGATCACCTTCCGTCCAACCGGCGCTCCTAGCTTTGACTTCAGCACCAGCGCTTGACCGCTACCGCTAGAGGTAACAGCCCCGGCAATGCTGGGGCTTTTTTGTTGCTAGAGTAACAACGAACAGGATACTTTTTGAGCATGACCACCAAGATGTCTGCATTGGATCGCCTGAAGAAGGCGGCAAACCTTGTCCCCGTCAAAAAAACCGTTGAACTTAGCAACGGCGATCAGTTTGAGTTTTACCGTACACCGCTGACGATGGCTGAGCGGGAACGCGCTCAAAAGCCTGCCGGTGATGACGTAAATGCCTTTGCGTTGCAGCTTTTGGTGCAAAAAGCTATGGACGAAAACGGGCAGCGCCTGTTTCAGTCTGGTCAAATCGCAGAACTGAAAAACGAAGTCCGTGACGCCGATCTGCAAGCACTGATGTTGGCAGTAATCAGCGAGGATGCTGAGGACGAGGTAGACGCAAAAAACTGAAACGGGAGCTGAAACAGGATCACCTGTTGCGGCTCCAGATGGGTGTGGCCAAAGAGCTTGGTTACACCCTTGTCAGGTTGAATCAAGAGATGACGGCAGAAGAAGTCGTGTTGTGGTCAGTTTATTTTGAGTTGTACAACGAAGAACAAGAAGCGCGGATGAAACGACGGCGGTAGACTGCTGCTAGGTAGTGGTCGCCAGCCGTGAGCGCAGTAGCCAACGTAGCAATCAATGTTGATTCGCGTGGCGCTGTCGGCAAGCTGCGTGAAGTTCAAAATCGCACATCTTCGCTTGACAAGGCTGCGCAAGGACTCACTCGATCTCTCGCTGGGCTTGCTACAGCATTTGGCGCCACATTTGCGTTGGGCAAAATTATCAATGACGTAGCAAGGCTTGATACTAATTTGCGTAGGCTTGGTACTGTTGGCGGCGATGTTCAAGGGCTTAGCAAGGCACTAGATCAAGTTGGTAAAAATGTAGATGGGATTGCAGGCAAGGCAGAGCTTGCAGCGGCAAGTTATCAGGCGTTGTCGGCTGGATTTACCGAAACTGCGCAAAACGCAAAAATAGTTGAAGCAGCGACTAAAGCCGCTGTTGGTGGATTGGTTGATGTAACTAGCGTGGTTGAAGTAACGACTAAAACGCTTAATGCTTATGGTATGAGCGGCGATCAAGCGATTAAGGTTACAGATAGCATCAGCAAGGCAATCGAATATGGCCAAGTTCAATGGTCTGATTACACGAGCCAATTGGGTCGCGTTGCTTCAATTGCTGCAGTTGCCGGTGTCAGTTTAGATGAAGTCAACGCATTTATCGCGGCTGCAACCAAAAACGGCGCAACGGCTGAAGTTGCATTTACTGGCCTTGGCGCGACGTTAAGCACATTACTGCAGCCAACTGAGAGCAGTCAAAAAGCCGCTAAAGAACTTGGAATTGCATGGAATCTTTCTGGATTGCAAGCCCAAGGCTTTGATGGGCTTATTGAAGAACTTGGCAATAAAATGGGCACCAATCAAGAGGCTGCCGTTCGATTGCTTGGTTCCCAAGAAGCGATACGTGGTGCATTTGCTGCTGCGTCTAAAAATGGTCAAGATTATGCAACAATCCTTGAAGGATTGAGTGGCGCTGCTGGCAAAACGCAGAGCGATTTTGACGCAATGAAAGGCAGCGTTGAAAATCAAATCAAAGCACTTAATACAGCATTTACGGCGTTAGGCGTCAAATTGTTTGAAGTGTTTGGACCAACACTGACGGATCTAGTCAAAGGAACTACGACGGCGGTAACAAATGCAGTTGAGGCTTTCAATGCGTTGCCTGAGCCAGTCAAGAAAGGCGCTACTGAATTGGTGCGATTGATAGCTCAGTTGTTGCTGGTCAAAAAAGCACTGGAAGGAATTATTGCATTACGCACTGCGTTTGTTGCGGCAATGGTCGCAAAAGCCGGAGCAATTGCAAGCACTGGCACTGCCGCTAAAACGAGTGCATCTGCATTTGCTTTATATACAGCAAACACAAAAACACTGCAGGCACAGGCAGCTACCGCAACGCCTGTTCTTAAAGGGATGCTTGGCGTGCTTCGTTCATTGGCATTGATTGGTGTGATCACAGTCGGCGTCGATGTCATCGTAAAAGGCATCGGAACCTTGATGCAGGCAAACGCTGAGTTGGCAAAATTGCGTGGTGAACAGGCAGCAGGTGGAGCTGCAGCTACATTCCAAGGTGCTGACCGTCAAACGGTTTTGAATGCTCAAAAACAGGCACGACAAACGTTGCAAGCTATTGAAGCGGAACGCAAGCAAAGCAGAACTCCTGGCGCAAGAGTGCAGCAAGCCGCTACAGGGATTCTTGGTGTGCTAGCTCCTATGGTTGGTTTACCATCTCAAGAAGAGATGGCCGCACGACCAGCTCAATTGCAAGCTAGGGAGCAAAAAGCAAGGGATATTCTTGCACTTCCAGTTCCTGCAGCAGCAAAGCCGCCTACTGTTCCAACACGCCCATTCAGGGTGGGTGATACCATTAGCGATTCAACCATTGCGAAAGGTAGCGCGGCGGCGGGTAAGGTAAAAGAAACCGATGCAGAGCGTGCTGCAAAAATTAAAGAAATCAGAGCTATTGAAACCAAGATTTACGAAGCAAGGTCTGCAGGCAACGAAGCTCTAGCGCTGCAACTTGAAGCCCAAAAGGCGCAAATTGAAATTCAACAACGTGGTTTAGGGGTGCAGGAAGAAACGCAGCTATTGCTGCAAAACGGCGAGCGGCTTACTGAGCGATTAAATGAGCTTGAAAAGCAAAGGCTTGAACGATTGGGTCAATTCTTGCAGGGAACAAAAGAACTGGTCGAAACCCAGAATGATGTCATCAGTAATTATCAGCAAGAAACCAACCTGCTAGAAATGCAAGCCCAAAAGGGTGAAGCGTTTGTGGAGAAATTCAAAGACATCAACAGGTTGATGATGGATGGTGGCCTGTCATTCAGCGAAGCATTTAGCCAGGTTGAAGCCAGAACCGCTGCCATGGCTAGCCTCAACAAAGAAGCAGATATGTTCCAGCAAGCCCTCTCTGGTGCTGGTGAAATCATCGGCAACCAGCTACGTGGCGCGATTGATGGCTTGATTGATGGCACGGCT